GCCCGGCGGGCGTTGGCGATAGCCCGCTTCACAAGCATCCGCCCGGCGGCGTCGAGGAACGGCAGGCCGCGAGCCTGCGCCTCCTCACGCATGACGGCCACGACCTCCTCGATCCGCTCCGGCTTGCTGCACTCATCTGGCCCCCAGGCGTCCATCTCGGCGGCCTTGGCCCGGCAGGCGCAGGTCGGCGTCGGCTCGATGCCGAACCTTTTGAGGAGCTTGGAGAGTTCGGTGCCGGGGCCGGAGGGCGCTCCTGCGGCAACTGCGTAGCAAGTGGCGTGTATTTTTTTGTTCGCCGAATCGCTGACAACGACAATCCTGCCGCACGCGGCGCACGCCAGCGTATCAACGCCCTCTGCGCTTGAAACAATACGGAAATCGCAACGTGCTTCGTTCATTTCAAGAAAAAGAAACAGTCACCGAGAGGCCAGTGTCGCCGAGAACAAACGTTGTAGGGGAAATCCTTGACAGAAACTGCTGGCACGTTTCGCAATCGCGCGAAAAAAGCTGAGAGGCAAAGTCGGCGGGCCTTCCTCTTGTGTAGCACCCCACAGCAGGGTCGCAGCCGCTTGGGCCACCGCACGCGTCGTCGTCGCCGAATCCTATAGCTGTCTGAAACGACGCAGAGTAACGCCGAGCACTAGTGTTGCCCGGCACGGGAGCTGCGGCAAATCCGACCACCGCGTAGACCCAGCCTCGCATAAAGCCTGACAGCGGGCTGTTGTATTCGCAGCCTTGGATTCGCTTGAAGCATCCGATAAAAGGCGCTGGTTGGCTGGCGGGATCAAAGACATAAACGCCATTCAAGCACTGATTAGGGACGCCGTTTGCTTCAGCAAATCCGCTCCACTCAATAGTAACCTGACTTCCGCACGCGGTGCCTGGCACGCCAGGGCCGCAGAGGCCCGCGGCTGCACACGAAGAGCAGTCTCCCTTGTAGGTGCCGCCAGCAGCCGCGCACCCACACGCACTCTGCTCGACGCACGCCCCGCCTGGGAGACAACACGCTCCCGCAGCGGTACAGGTAGTGTTCGGCTGAAACGTCCCGCCGTTCTGCTGGCACTCGCACGAACCGACGCTCGTGCAGTTCGTGCCTTGGCAGCACACGCCGTTCGTGCCTTCGCAGCAACAGCAGGCCATCGCTACACCCCGTAGGCAACAGAACTGACAGACGCCGTATACGCTGTGCTGAAAATCGACACAGAGCAATTCGCAGTATTGAGGCTGCCGTTGATGGCAAAGCCAGAAACGACGCTCACGGGGTTGACGGCGACCCGAACGTCAACCAAATACCACGCCGTGCCGTCCTTCGCGACCGCACACGCTCTGTTACCGGCAGCCGTGTTCGTGACCGGGAAGAACTGATTCATCGCCGCCAACGTGGCCGTCGAACCTTGCAGCGTCACGGTCTTTATGCTGCCAATCGACCATGCCCCGGTGAACGTGGCCATGCGGAAGACCTTGCGATTCTGAGCCACCACCGGCATCTGCTCAAACACCAGCGGGCTCGCCGGGCGCGGGGCCGTCTCCACGGCTCGCACGACATTGGCGATCCGCTCGGCAGACTCAAACGTAAACTGGACCGGCCGGGGATCGCTCACGGCGTGCTTCCGAAGATGCTGGATAGATTCGCTTCTGGATTCACCGGGCGAATCAAAATCTCGGGGTAGCCGGTGGGCGAAGGCCCGCCGCTGCCGTCGAGCCCGATCGGGTTCGGGCTAGGCACCCATTCCGAGTTTTCAAAATCGAACACCATCGCCCGGCGCTTCTGCCCGCCCGCGATGAAGTTCCAGCCCACGTCGGGCAACTGGAGCGCCCAGCCGCTCTGGCGGTACATGAGTTCGGCCGTGGCCTTGTAGAACTTCACGACGCTGCCGCCCCACTCCTCCATCTCGTATGACACGTTGACGCTCGCCACCTTGATCGTGCCCGGCGGGCCACCGAAATAAGAAGAACTGTTGACGTGATTCATCACGCCAAACCACGAATTTGGCCAGCCCCCAAAGTTTTTCGTCACCTTGATCGACACCATCGACTCGTCAGTCGTCAGGCCGGGGAAGTAGTCGAAGGCCGAGTTGGTGAGCGGATAGGGAACGCCGTTGTCGTAAAAGAACAGCGCAGGCACTTGGCCCTGGCGAGCCTCTGCCCCCCACACCGCCGGTCGGCTGGTCGGGTGCATAGCGTCCTCGTCGGTGATTGTGCCGTATTCAGCGATCACCTCAACGTGATAGGGCGAGCCCTCAAAGCCCTCGTTCATCGAGACTTTGCGGAGCCGAAAATCGGGGAACGTCGGATGCGACGTGCCCCAGGCCGCGCCGGACGTAGCAGCCAGGACGGTGCTTTCCGATGTGGGATTGCCCACCGTCGTGTCGTCGGAGAGCACGCACACCCACCGCCGACGCGCAATCGGAAATCGCTTGATCTCCTGCTCAAACGTGCGGCCGAGTTCCTTGACGGAGACAATGCCCATGCGTCACCCCATGCGAGCCCCGCCGACGATGGCGACGGGGGAATTGAAGTAATTGGCCGCCGCCTGCGTGATGCCACGGGCGATTACGTTTAACTGCTTGGTCTGTAGGCGGGCCTCGATCAGCGCCGGGTCTTGTGCCTGCTCCGCGACGCTCTGCACCAACGCCTGCCCCTCGGCCGTGCGGAAGTCTGCGGTCTGCACTGCGGCGTTCGTTGGCCGCGAGAGCTCCTCGAATCGCCGCACACGCTCGGCTTGCTGCGATGCGAACTGCGCACTCTGGGCCAGAGCCGCATTGGCCCCGGCGTAGGCGTTTTGGATGCCCGACACAAAGAGGTCGTTTTGCCGCGTGATGAGTGATTGGAACTGCTGGGCGGGCGTGTTGCCCTGCTGGATCTGCCGCAACTGCTGCCGGTTGCTTTGCTCGCGGCCGTTGGCGATGCGCTGCTCGGCACGCTCGGCCTGTCGCAGTTGGTTCAGGCGGTTCACGCCAGCACGGGCGTCTGCGAGTTGGCCTGACTTCCGCGCGGCCTCAATGGCCTGCTGTTGAGTCTTGATCCGATCTTCGATCGCTTGCACGTTGAGCGCGGCCTGTTTCTTTCGCTCCTCAACCTGTTTGGTCGCGTCCAGTTCCGCCTTTTGGCGGTCGTTGAGTTGCGTCGCAAGGATTTGGTCTACACGCGCGTTCGCGTCAATCTTGGCCTGAAAGACCGCGCGAGCATTTTCGTCCTCGCGCCGCTTCAGTTCTTCCAGCCGGTCCGCGCTGTCCTCAAATAGCTGCTGCTGGCTGGCCACCTCACGCTGGTACGTCTCGGCCGTGAGGATGCCGTCCCGGGCCTGCTCTTGTGCCCGTGCGACCCCGTCCTCCAACTGTTTTGCGGCGACGGCTCCGGCATTGCCAAACTGCTCAACCTTCGCGATGAGGTCGTCAACGGCCTTGTCGCTCTCTTGAAACGCTGGACCGAATCCTTCGCGGAATCCCTGCTCAATCGCCTGCTGCTGGTCTTCGGCTGCCGTGCGAAGACCTTCGATGGATGCGAGCCTCGCGCGGGCGGCCGCCTCGTCTTCAGTGCGGCGCTCAATGATGGCCGTGTTGATCTCAACTTCGAGCCGGGCCTGCTCGGCGGCATAGTCGAGGATCTGCTGCTCAAGTGTCGATCGCTCCTGCGTTGCCTTGAGCAGTGCGTCCACGCGAGCCGATGCCGCGTCGGCAATCTGCGCGTTGCCGTTGGAAATCTCCCGCTGCTGCTCGGCAATCTTCTGGAGTTGCAGGATCCGCTCTTCGCCAGCCCTCGCCACGTCACCGAACGGATTGACGCCCGCGATCTCCTGTCGCACCCGGGCTATTTCGCGTTCAACCCGCAGTACATTCTGCGCGGCTTCGGCCCGCTGGGCGTCGCCGTCGAAGTTCTGTTGAATCCTCTGCTGCTCAATGAGCGCATCGGACGCGTCGCGGTCAGCCTGCACTTTGCGGCTGACCTCTTCGGCTGTGCGCCGGGCGAGTTCGATTTGCTGGCGATAGCCTTCGTTGGCCCGATCAATCCCTCGCGCGAACGCCGCCTCGTCAATGATCTTGGAGGAGAACTGTTTGCGGAGGCTTTCGGCCGTCCGCTCGTACTCCGCAAACGCCCTCGCCCCGGCAACGCCGAACTTCTCAGACTCAAGCGAGGCACGAGAGAGTTGGTCGTTCACTCCCTTCATCGCTTGCTCGAAATCCTTGGCAAACCCGCGATCAAGCGGCCTCTCAGCTTCACGCCGCACCTTGCCGACGGCTTCCGTCGTTTTCTCTGCGGTGCCGAACACGAAGTCAATGCCGTTGTTGATTTGCTCAAACGCAAACCCGACGATCTTCATGCCGTCGGCAAAGCCGTCGATGAAAGGCTGGGCCACGCGGAGGAGGCCGCCGAAGACCCTGGAGGCCGTGCCGAAGAACTCAGCCAGCGCGCTTGTTCCGCTAGCCACCGCGTCGATGAACGGCTTGAGGGTTGTCAGCGACAGACCGGCGAGCGAGGTCTGCAAGTCATCAAACGCCGAGCCGAGCGTTGCGATCAAGTCGAAGTCGGCGCTACTAAGCGTCGCGCCGAATCGAGCGATCGCATCCTCCGCCTCGGTGAACGCACTAAACCCACGCCGCAGCGTCTCGCCGCTCTTGCCCAGCAAATCGACTTGCAGGGCCGACCGGCGAGCCGGGTCTTCGATCTTCGCCAGGGCTTCGGCCGTCTGCTCTGCGAGCTGCACCGGAGTGCTGTTGGCGAGCGCTTCCTGCGAAATGCCCAACTCGCGGAACGCCGCAGCGGCCTCGCCGGAGCCCGACCGGGCCTTGTCAATCGTGACGGCGAACTTCTGGACGCCGCTCGCCAGGGCATCGACAGACGTGCCGGTGCGCCGGGCGGCTTCGTCCAACACCTGAATCGTCTCGAAATCCGTCCCGGCCTGCTGGGCGGCAAACCCGAGCGACTCAACACGGCCTTCAAGATCACGCAGCCCGGCAATGATCGACGCCGCAGCGGCACCAAAACCCGCGATGGCGGCCACACCCAAGCCGACGGGCGTGGCGAGGGCTCCGAACGAACTGCCCAGCGTCTCCACCGAACGATTGAGGCCACCGGCCGCGAGCTTCTCAAATCCCTGCACGGCACCCGAGAGAGCCGACACACGCCCCGCGACGGCTCCCATGTTCCCGGGGAGTAGCGACAAGATGCCGCTCAGTTCAGAGAGTTGCAGATTGGCCTGACGGCTGGTGGTAGCGAGCGACGCCTGCGAGGCACTGGCGGTCGCGTTGGCTTCAGACAACTGCGTGAGCGACGCAGCGGCCCGTTCAATGTCGAGCGTGCCCTCGCGGGCGTTCTCCGCCAGCGTCCGAATAAACCGGGCGGCGTCCTCGGACGAAGACAGGTCCACGCCCGCGAGCGAGGCTAGGGCTCTCTCAAACGTCGGGGCGTCGATAGCACCGGCCCGCAACTCCTCGACTAACTTAGTGATCTTGCCAGCGGCGTCCTGCTGCTCCGTGGCGTACTGGGCAGTCGTGCGGATGCCACGCTCAAAGACATCGGCGGCCTGCTCCGCCTCCTCTTTCAGTTGGGCGAATGCCGCCGCGAACTCCTGCGGACCGACGATGTCGTCCTGCAACTGCTTGGCGAGGTTGCCAAAGCGTTCCGCAAACTGCTCCTGCGCCCGGGCCGCGGCCGCCGATGCCGCCGTGAACGGGGCGAAGACAGCCGTGGCTCGCTCGGCCTGAGCGCCGATCCGCTGCAGCGCCTTGTCAACGGGATCAAGCGACTTCGCGAGCGATGAGGCATCGCCCGTCACCTTCAACGCGAGTCCGAGAATCGTTGACACTACTCAACCCCAAGCGCTTTTTTGAGATCCAAAATCACGTCGCGAGCCTGGGCCGGATGCTGCGGCGGCTTTTCGATGGGGTTGAAGTCCGATGCCGACGGAGCCTTGCCTTTCGCGCAGTGCGGTGCGAGCACCGCCGACACGACAAGGCCCGTCTCCGCCCAGGAATCGGGGATCGCCTCAAAGAACCGCGTGTAAGCCTTCCACTCCGTAAACTCGCGACTCGACATCCGAGTCATCAATTCCGATACCGTCATCTTCAGGTGCCCGGCGAGCGCGAATGCGAACCTCCGCGTCTCGGACACGTTCAGTCTTTTCCCAACTCCTCCACGTCGCCCTCCGACATCGCGTTGTGCTTCATCGCACGGTCGAAGAGCCTCGTCATCACGGCGGCACTCTTCTTCCCGAGCTTCTCGATCTGCTCTCGCGTGAAGAGAAGGTCGCCCTTTTCGTTGCACAACACCCGCTGGAGATACTCCGTGCGGAAGTTTTCGATTCCGGTGTCGCGCTTGCCGATCCACATCCGCTCATAGGCGTCACGCTCGGCAACCGTCATCACGCGGACATATACCGACCCGCCCCACTCCTTGACCCTTACTTCGAGGAGGGAGGCGTCATCCGCTGCCAAGATCTGCTCTGCCGTCAGGGCCATGTGTGCGTTCCTCATTCTGGCGTGATTTTGAACGTCATTGCATACCGCGCAACGTCGTTGATCTTGCCGGAGAGCTGCACACGCTCGCAGACGGCCTTGGTCGAGAAGGTCAGCCCACCACCAGAGATAGAGAGCGTGGCTTTCCTGCCGTACTGGGCCAGCGAGACGTTGGCATTACTCAGGCAAGAAATATCTATAGTGCCCGCGTCAAGCGTCCACGTGCTGCCACGCGCGAGCGGCAGGCCGCCGCCCGCGTTGACCTTGATCTCGACCACCTCGCCGAAGGACGCACCGCCCCACGAGGCCGTAACGCCCGCGCACTGTGTTGCCATGACGGGCCTCCGTCAGACGACTACACGCGGGCGATACGGAGGGTAGCCTGTCCGCGGATCGCGTCGTTCGTTGCTAGCGTCAGCGTCGAGGCATTGACCGTGTAGGCCACGCCACTCAGAAGGGTAACGCCAGCGGTGCCCGCGCCGCCCGTGATGATGGTGCACGTGCCGGTCGAGGCGTCAGCGATAATCGTGCGGCCGAGGTAGTCAAACTGAACCGTGCGGCCGGTGTCGCTCACGCTGCCCTGCAGCGGCCGGTCAATCGTCCGAACGGACGCGCCGGTCGTCAGACCCAGGTGGCTTACGTCAATCTTCTCTTGGTCGGCGGTCGGGTCGGTGAACGAAATGACGATGTTCGTCACGGTGTACTGCGTCGCGCCCAGCGCGAGCGTCGTGCCGGTTCCGTCGTGAGGCGTAAAGGACATTTCCTAAATCTCCTTCCAGATGATCGAGTACGTTTGCGACACCGAATACACGGGCGGCGTGTCGCCACCGGCTAGCTGCACGAACCCGTCCGACTCGTTATCGAGCGAGACGTTGTTCACTACGATTGAGTCTGACTGAGCGGTGCCGTACCCATCCAGACACACCCGGCACTTGTCGGCCAGTTCCCTTACTGCCTCGTAGGTCTCGGCGTACATATCGAGCGAGAGAATCACGGTCGGCATCCCCATCGGGCCGGAGAGCGTGTGCTGACGCTGGACGCCGCTGCGGCGGTAGGTGAGGAACGGGATGTCGGCGCTGGCGGGGGCGAGCACCGGAAACACCCGGGTGCCCACGACGGCCGCGACGGCCGTGTTCGCCACCAGGGCGTTGCGGATCACGACCTCGGGGCTTTTGAACGACATACCCGCATCATGCCGCCTAGGCGGGCGATGCTTGCAGCGTCAGCCCCCGGCACTCGTCAGCGCGCCGGTGATCGACCCGGACCCGCGGAAGACGAGCGTCTTGACCGCCGCCTCCAGTGAAATCCGCAACTCCGACTGCAGCCGCTCGGCCACGAGCCCCTTCGTCTGGTTCCATGCCGTCTGGACCGGCGGCAGCCCGGCCCGGCCACCGGGCTGCACGGCGGGCAGGATGATCGGCGTCGAAGACCGTTTGAAGAACGCTTTCGGGGTCGGCGGGTTGGTCGTGAACTTCTTGCGGTCGCCCCGCACCTTCTGAATTTCAAACGGCCCCAGTTCGTTGAAACTGCTCGCGAAGTAGGAGGGGCGAAGTTCCGTCACGTTGTGGGCACTGACCGCGTGAGCCGTCACGGGGTGGGCGCGGACGGTCACCGGCTTCCCGTTGCGGATCCGGGTGTGGGCCTTCCGTAGGAATCCGCCCTTCACGTAGGAACTGCGGAAATACCGCTTCGGCGGCGTCGGCTTGTCGATGATCCGGGGCTTTGTCCCGAACTCCAACCACCATTGGTGAAACGCCCGGTCGGGACCGGCCTGGATCGTGCCGCCCTGCGCGCTCTGGCTGTCATCGGCACCAGCCCGGCGATAGCCGAACAGGGCGACCGCGTTCCCCGTGCGGGCGTAGGTCTTCACCTTGAGATCAACCGCCCGTCGCATATTGCGGGTCGGCCCGATGGGCGTCACCTCGCCCAGCCGCAGGAACGCCGGGTAGACGGCCTTATAGAGGGCATCGCCGAGGAGTTTGGCCGCGGCGGCCTTGTCGCCCAGATTGCGGATTCCCGCGCGGAGTTTCTCTAGTTCGGGAAACTCGACGCTGATCTTGGCACCGGCAACAGCCATCAGCTCGTCTCCTGACAGATCAACTCGTGAACGCTGCGGTTGTCGTGCTCCAAAATGGACATGATCTCCAGCGTGCGGCCCCGCCACAGGAGCCGCATCTGGCCGGTGAGCCCGGGCAGATAACGCATCCGCACGCGGTGCGAAATCTCCGTCTGCTGCTGGCCCGCCAGAAGCAACTCGCGAGCCGTCACGCCTTCGACGCTGGCCCACACGGTCGCGAACTCGCTCCACGTGGGGATCGGCTCGCCGAGCGTGTTGGTGGTCTGCGTGGCGACCTGGGCCGTCACACGCTCGCGCATCTGCCCGGCGTTGATCACGTGTAAGACCCCCACGACACGGTATCGAGCAGTGCCTTCGCCCCGGGCGGCAACTGGGCATCCCCACGGCCGTCGTAGAGGGCCAAGATCGTCATCAGCATGGCCGACTTCACCCGCTGCGGCACGTCGGCCGACGAGCCGTAGCCCGCCCACCACGTGACCGTGACGGAGTTGGTGTCGAGCAAGTGCGAGGGCCAGGAACCGTTGTAGAGCGTGCGGATCCGCCCCGGCGTGGCGTCGCGATCCACCCGGTACTCGGTGGGTGGCAGCGTCACGGTCTCGCCGGTTGAGATGGTGTAGGTGACGGTGACGGCGGTCGTCGTCGCGCTCATCGGCGGGCGGGGTAGTTCGATCTCCGGCGGGAACGAGTCCAGCCGCATGACGTATTGCTGGGTCACAAGGCTGCGATCGAGGTAGTCCTCGACAAGTTCGCGAGCCGTCTGGATGTAGCCCACGATCAGAGCATCGTCGGCGCTAGAGTCCACGCGGCAGTGGGCCTTGGCGTCGGCCAGCGACACGGGCTCGACCACTGGGGCGGTCGTGCGTTTGAGGCTGCGGTATCTCACGGCTTTCTCCGGGGGTTCAGGTCGGCCGTCTCGGAGCGTTCCTCGACGGTCGCCGTCTCGATCAGATTCCGCTGCCGCTCCTCGACCGCGTAGCCGTCGGCGATCAAGAG